CAATAAAAGAAAAACTAAATATTCTGTTGAATATTATCTATATTATATTATTCTTGTTTTAAAAGAATTACAATCTTGGAAGTCTCTTAAATATTTATTTACTAATAATAAAACTAATCATTATAAAACCATTCAAGATATTCATCTCGAATGGTCTAGATTAAATATTTATAAAATAACTTATAATATTATACTGCAAAAATATAAATTGAATAAACTAAAAGCATCTTCTAATTTAACATTATTCATCGATAGCTCTAATATTTATAATAAAAATGGTTGTATGAATATTGGATACGGAATGAATCCAAAAAAGAAAGAATCTAGAATTTCTGTTATTTGTGATAAGGATAAGAATGTGTTTTCTTTAACGTTAATTAAAGTTAATCAAAAAAAAGTTAATCAAAAAACAGTTAATCAAAAAACAGTTAATCAAAAAACAGTTAATCAAAAAACAGTTATTAGAAATACATTTCCACATGACAGTAAAACTATTAAATCAAGTGTACTTGATTTAATAAAAAATAAATTAAAATATAAAAAATTATTTTTAGTAGGAGATAAAGGATATGCATTAAAAAAAAACAATAAGAAAAAATTATTAAATGATTATAATATTGAATTAGTGTATCCACATAGAAGAAATCAAAAAGAAAAAACACCAAAAAAACATAAAGTATTATTAAGAAAAAGATATGTAGTTGAAAATGTATTTTCTAAACTAAAACAATTTAATAGAATATGTATACGAAAAGACAAATTAGATACTACGTATTTAGGTTTTTGTTTTTTATCATTATTACTTACATTTAAAAAATAAATATTTTAAATGTAATTTTAAATAGCAAATGAATATTCTTGTTTAATTAGAATAAATATAAATATTTATGAGATATATTGGTATATTTGTTAAAATTTTATTAAAAAATCAAAAATAAACTAATAATTATATCTGATATATATAATATTTGTTTTATATATCAGATTATTGAACATCAATAATGTTAATCCTCTAGTCCCATAATAATTATTATGAGTATATGACAAAAAAAATAATATATTAATTTCAGAAAATAATGAAATAAAATATTACGAACAAACATACAAAAATTCAAATTTACCAGCATATATCAGATATGTGGGAGATACAGCAATAACAATAAAAAAAATATATTATATGCCTAATAAAGAGTTTCATGTATTAACGATTAATAAAACTTTATTTAATATTATTAATATATTTGAATATATTTCATTTGTATCTGAAGATAAAAATAAAATAAAATGTACAATAAATTTTGATTTCAAAATAAATTTATATTTTACCAATTCAATAGATGAATACATAAAAAAAGAATATATAAAAACAAATAATAATTTTGTGAATAGCATGTCAAAATTCTTAGTTACTAAGAAATAAAGTTTAGTTAATAATCTAATCAAATATATCATCATATTAGCAATTAATATTTTTTCCAATTCTATCATAAATGTTTAATTGACAATTTATGATAAATATCTCCAATTATCTAATATATATAAAAATGAATAATAGTAATAATATTATAAACAAATTAGAATGAATCTATTATTTATTTTTCATAAATTTATAATAATATTATTTATTTATAACTCAAATTCATTCTATTTGAATTATAAAATGAAAAATATTCGAGATTGTACTAAATTTAATAATTATTTAAATTCGTCAAAACATATTAATAATCAAATCATACCTAATATTAATCAAAATATACCAGATAACAATCAAATCATTCCTATTAATTATTCTGATAAAATGATTATTGATAGTTATTATGTTGGTATTTTTATAAGTATAACTATTTTATTTTTTTCTATGTTTATGATTATTAATGGAAAGGATGAAAGATCATATTTACCTATAATAACTGGTTTAATAGGTACATGGTTACCACAACCTTCACAAAAAAGATAAACTACATTATACTACGTACCAATGGTCTTTCTTTACCAGTTTTCATATTTGTTTGTATTGCATTAAATGTTTTATTCCACCATTGTGTTTCTATAAATGTTATCCTATATTCTTGGTTATTGAATGTATGATAAAATGTAGTTTTACCAGGATAGTTATGTTCAAGCAATCTTATATAAACAGTATCAACTGTATTTAAACTAGAATTACCTCTATCGTCAGCAGTACCAATAAACCAAGTATAATTTGACTCTGGTACAACATTACTTGAACCAGTTACAACTGCATCAGTATCAAATCTCCGCATTGGTCGTCTAGTTCCGTTTGCTATTTGATGGGCGTGTGGTGGATCATCAGAGTCTTCTTTATACGGTTCGTATTGAATTGTATATTTGTTTGAATTAATTGTTAATTGTATATCTGGCCTATATGGCCAATCTGAATATTTATCTATTATTCTGTTTTGATATCCTTTTTCAATTTCTATATTTTGTTCATCATTATAATCTACCCATGTTCCCTTGTTTTCATATTGCCATTTAATTCCAGCACCATATTTCTTTATATTTAAGGTATTTTTCTTTGAAAAAATCATTAGTCATAATTTTTATTATATACAATATTATAATAAAATTTTTACTAATTCTAATAATTAACTCTAATAATTTTATTAAGATTAATCAAATATATCATTTTGTTCGCAAATTGATTCTATTTCTTTAGTTAATTTATAAATATTTTCCTCAGTCTCATCATCAATTTTTAATTTATCATCTATTATAACTTGTTTGATAATTTCATCAATAAAAATTATACCAGTTTTTATAAATAATGATGCGATAAAATTAATTATTAATAAGTTTTTATTATCAGAATTTGGATATTCTTTCTTAAAAATTTTCAAACAATTAGTTTTTTTAAATGTTTGATTAATTTTAGTACTATATTTTACTAACATACTAATAGAAATGGTTATAAAGTAATTTATATTTGATTGAAGAATATTTGGATTTGATTGAATATTCGGATCAGGTTGAATATATTGTTGGATAATTTCAATAATTAATTCAAGAAGATTTGAATTAGTTGTATTTTGTAATTTATTTCCAATTTCAATAATTATTTCATTATTTAAATTTAGTTCTAATATTTGTTTAATTAAATAAAATTTGCAAACCTTATAAATGGTTTTTTGTGTAATCAAATCAATGAGATATAATCTGGAATCATGAAGAAAAATATCATTAAAAATATTACGATAAAAATTAGATAAATTGAAAGACATAATTATTTAATAAATAATAAATAATTATTTAAGCTAATAATTGTTTAAGCTAAGTAGTTAGTCTGGTATATTTTTTTAAATTCAAGAAAAATATCTTTACATTTAACGCATAATTTTTCATATGCTGCATCTACATCATTTGATTCATAATATAATTTTAATTCATCCCTAAATTTAGCATCCAATTTGAGAGCACTAAAAATTTTTTCATTATATTTGTCTTTATATACATTACAAGTTAAAGAAAATATAAAAATTATTGGCATATATAATATGCAAGTTACAGTGTAGCGAGCATAAATTGCGCAATTTCATAACCCCCTATCAAAAGTATAAAAGTAGACCATAATAGATCACATAAGTTATCAATAATTATAAAGAACATATAAACAGGTAATGATCTAAATAAAATTTTATAATTTGGCCAGTTTTATGTACTCAAATATGATCATATCCTATTATTAAGTAGGGGGTTGTGAAATTGCGCAATTTATGTTCGCTACATGGGCAAGTTAAAAGATTAATAATTCTATAATTTCTTGATATATACAAAACAGAACTCGCAGCATCATTATTATAAATAAAAGAATGCCATTTACTTTTTGATATTGATAATTTATAATCATGAAACATAAAAATAGTATCCAAAGGATCAATTGGCTCATCAAAAGTAATAGGATCGAAATTTTGTTTATTACTAATATCATTATTATTTGACCATTGAAATCCGCCATATTTACCATATAATCCATAATTATAACTATCTTCATACTTATAAAATTTAAAATTATTACTAAATTTTTCCTCATTATGCAAATATAATTTTATAAATTGTAAAAATAAATAATTATTAATAGACATTATTGACATTGTTGACATTGTTGACATTGTTGACATTATTGATATATTATATATATATATATATATATATATTGGGACTGGTAAAATTTGTATACCACAAATATATGCAACAAATATTTATAATATTTGTGCCAAACTAAAAAGTAATCTAAGTTCAAATTGTATATCTTCAAATGCTTTTTTATATTTCTTATAAGTAGATTTAGAAGAATGATAAATAATACCAGAAGTATAAAAATCCAAAACATTTGATGATATTTTTTTAATTTTTTGCAAATATGTTCTTTTTTCAGGTACAATTAATATTTCACGTGAATCTTTTAGATAAGTAATTAAATTTTTGCTAATAGTATCATTGGCTTTATTTTTGACCACAATATAAAAATGCATAATATAATTAATTAATTGATCCTCTAAATAAGTTGGAATAAAAATATTAGAAAATAACAAATCATTTGCAATAATATTATTTAATCTATTAGTATGAACAGCAAGATATGAATCAATATTTTGTCTATAAGAATCAGAATATGCATAATTGATAACATGTGGCAAAGAGGTTAGAAGTAATTTAATAAATTCTTGATAATACAATGGTCCATTAACCATACCAGCATCAATTAAATGAACAAATTTAGAATTTGTTTTCTGTTTAAAATCATTAATATAGGTTGTATCAAATAGTTCTGAACTAGAATTTTTACTTCTAGTTAATTTAAGATTTATCTCAATTGGTTGTGATTTTCTATTAAAATATATCTCAGTTGGAAAATGTTTAATTGAATCAGAAATAATAAAATTACCATAAACAACTAGATCTGCTAATTCTAAATAAGCTGTTTTGACATTTTCAGGATTAGCAAATATTTTAACAAAATTCTCATTAGATAAACCCTTTTCAGATGTATAAGATGTTTCATCAAATATATATTTACTATTAGAATAATCCATTAAATTTACAACTTCAAATGAATAATCAAAAAATTGATGTTTGTCCTTAAATTTTTTCGTTAATAATTCTTCAAATAAATTATTAATAATATTATGTTTAAAAATATTACGATCAATTAATGATGCTGATTTTGTATTTTTTTTTATTACTGTATAAATATCCCAAAAAGTATGAATTTTATACAAAATATTTAATGGAATTTTATCAGCATTAATTTTTATAGTTTCTAGTGATCTAATAATTGATTTATTTTCTTGTGAAATATTTTTATTATCAATTAGTTCAATCAATGGTTGATAATATTGAGATAAAATATTATAAAATTCTTTGAATCCGATATTAGCAGAAGCTGATGAATCCCAATTTGCTAATAATCGTTCATTTGTAATTACATCATTATTTAAATCTGATTTATTATCCAAAATAAAATCAATCATATCACAAATATCATAAAATTTATATTTACGATTGATATTTTTCTTGGCTATAACAAGATCATTAAATATTTGTTCAATAATTTCTTGTTTGTTTTCGAAAAATTCTAACATGTGTAGAACGGATCCTTCTTGTAAAATATACATAGGTCCGATTGTATAAATATCATTAGATCGGCCATGATATTTATTTATAAAATTTACTAATCCCCTAGATGGTTCAAATTTTTTAACATAAGAATACGATGTATTAGGTATTTGATAAGAAGTAGTAATTTCGTTATAAAATTCAGGTGGATAAATAGCATCTAATATATAATGATCATTATGTAAAATATGATTAATAAATTCAGGATGAAGTGTATAATGTATTTGTTTAGCAATTGTTAAATACATTTGATCATTTATACCGATAATTTGCATAAAGATATTAAATATACCATCTGATTTAGTACTTAAAACTGAATTATTAGGTGCATTTAATTCTAAATATGTTTTAAGAAAAAATTCAGCCATTTGTTTAATTGTATCAGCAGATGATTGAATTGTATCAGCAGATGATTGAATTGTATAGATAGATGGTGGAATAATTGATTCAGTTTCAGTTGGTGGAATAATTGATGCAGTTTCAGTTGGTGGAATAATTGATTCAGTTGGTTTTAGAATATTTTTTGGAATATCTAATAACATTCTTCTAATAAAAATGATTAACCAACTAAAAAATTGATTTGCAAGTAATTCAATATCAAGAATTATTCTATTATTAAGCATATATAGTGATTCAACATTAACACCATTTGCAGAATAATTTTCAAAAATGCTAGTATATTTTTGTTTCATTTGATCCTTTGTAATAATTTCACCAAAATCAGCTAATCCAATTTTTCTAAAATTAGAATATTTTCCAGCAGAAAAAATAGTAGATAATCTACCTGTGCCTGATCTATTTTCCCAAAATTTAAAAATATCAATTGTTAATAAAAATGGTCTATTATTTTCAATATTATGATACATGGAAACTAAAGAAGAATGATATAAACCATGTTTCATTAATACTAGTGCCTGTCTTAAACATTTTTGTGATTGTAAAATAAATTGTTCAAGATTTGGTTCATTTTCTACATAAGTAATGAAATCATCAGTTGGATTAGTATCTGGATTTGGTACTGGATTTTGTACTGAATTTGGTGCAGAATATACCCAATAGTAAATAGCATTAATTTCTGTTAAATTTTTACCAAACCATGCTAAACCATAAGATAAATTAGCATTAATAATATTTTGATATAGATCTTTATAAATACGTGAATTTTGCTGTAAATTTTGTTTAATATTTAGAGTATTATCACAATATATATTATCAGATGGAGTAATTGGAATATTATCATTTAATGATTCAGTAAATATTTCCTCAGAAAACTCAGAATTGTATGCTGATTTAATTTTAGTTTTTGATTGTTGATTAATTGGTTGAATATGTCTTCTTCCACATAATGAACTAAAATCTAATCTTAAAAAATGAGTAGGATTTAATTTAGTAGATAATTGTGTTAAATTAATTTGGTCAATTTTATTTTCTTTATCAATTTTATTCGATGATTTAATAAAATTAAAATGTTGTCCAATATTTGCTTTGAACCATGATATTTGATCAGGAATAGATTTTGTTAAAAAATCACTAGATAAATCAGGAAATAAATTAAATGCTTTTAGATATGGGAAAACAGTGGCCATTTCTTTATTTAAAAATTCCATCGTTTGTTTTTCTCTAATGAGATCTTCAAATTTTTCATTAGCTTTTTGCAATTTAATTGCTAACTTTAAATTTGGATTTATATTTAAAAAAATAGTACGACCAACAACATTAAAATCAGTTTTAGTAGTATCCATATCATATTTTGTTATTAAACGATTAATAAAATGATTAATCCACTCATATGTGATGAAATTTTGAACAACGCTTTTTATATCTGGAGGATTTAAATCTTGACTAATTGATAATTCAGTAGGATAATCATAATCAATAACATTATTGATATTATTTCTCATATGTTCCTTTTGTTTGATTTTATTAATTTTATTTTTATTTTTATTAATTTGATCTTTATTAACTTGATCTTTGTTAATTTTATCTTTGTTAATTTCATCTTTATTAATTTCATCTTTATTAATTTTAATTTCATTTAATGGAAAATTAGGTGGTATAGGATCGATTAATTCTTTATTAATATCAATTAATTCATGATTTAATTCAAGTAAAATTGAAGGATTACGAAAATTGGTTTTTGTATCCCCACCATCAAAAAGTTCAATTGATTTAACTAGAGGAAAACGAATATTATTAATAAGATTTAAATTAGGTGAAGTTGAATTAGACGAAGTTGAATTTGGAGGAATTGTTGAATTTGGAGGAATTGTTGTATTTGGAGGAATTATTAAATTTGGAGGAATTGTTGAATTTGGAGTATTTATTTTTGTTGTAAGCAATAACTCATACAATTTATATTTATCTAAAAAAGTAGTAATGTTATTGACAGATGAATCAAAAAATGACATTAATATAAATTAAACTATATTATAAATAAATTATTTTCAAAAATTAATAAACGCTGTTATTAAACATCATTTCTCTATACAATTATATAGAATTGTATATTCATTATTATAAAGAAAATATAGCCTTAGTAAGCTTCCTTATTTAATTAATATTATGTGTGAATATAAAATTATAAATATTTTAAATTTTATATATTGGATATATAAAACAACAATTGTCAAACATATTGCTAAATTATGGTAAAAAGATATTATATGATCTTCAATTAAAAAATAAAAGAATAAAATTAGATATTTCAGAAGATGATTATTTTAAATCAGTAATAATCATATTAACAAAACTGCAAATTGATAACTCAATATATCTTAATCTGATAAAACGAATATTATTAAATTTAGATCAATCATTATCATCAGAATTAAATAAATTAAATTATATTATAGTTGAAAGATTTAATACAGAGTTGGATAAATATAATTTGAATTGGCATATAGATGATAAAATATTGGTCCAACATAAATTGGAATTATTAGATAAACTTCATAATATTGAAATAATATACATAGACCAAATAAAATCAAAAATATATGGTTTATCTAAGAGGACTAATAATAAATCACCCTTGTATACGATGTTGATATATTTTGACACAACAGATATCGATTTTACCGGTGGAGAATTGGAGTTTGTTGATGAAATTATTAAACCATATAGAGGTTTAGTAATATTATTTGATTCAAAAGAGATACATAAAGTTAACCTATTAAGAAAAGGATTAAGAAGATGTTTAGTAATAAAATTTTATGATTAAACTCTAACCAAATTAAAGATGATAACTAGATTTTTAATATTAGTTAAATAATCAATATTTCTAGGAGTTCTTTTACTACTTTTTAACTAACTAAAAAAACATTTCAAAAGATCATATATAGATAATTTTTTGCAAGAGCGAATATGTTCATTATTTTTAAGTTCATCAAATGATTTATATACAATTGTAATATTATTAATATTTAATTCATAATAATCAGTATAAATTAGTACATATATATAATTATTAAAATATAGTTTATCTGCTGAATGAATTGGTTTAATTGTATTAAATTTATGTCTAATCAAATTATGATTAGATATAATAGTTAATATAATATATTCAATCTTAGATATAAATTTAGAAGTATCGATAAACTCATTGTATCTGATATTAAAATTAAATTTTTTATGAGTTGATTCAATATTAGAAATAAAAATATTAGACCATACAATAAAACTAAAAATAATTGTGTTATTGTATTTAACACTAAAATTTGTACTTATTCTATTAGAAGAAATATTATGTGGAAATTGTATGAATTCCATAGAATTAAATCTATTTATTGTTGTATTTCTTATAATATCAATCAGATCATTATGAATATTAATAATTTGTTCGTCTTTTTCAATTTCAATCATTTATTATTAAATAGAATAAAATAATTAGATTTAATTAAATTTAACTTAACATATACAGATAAATAAAATTCAATTTATTTCAATCATTTGTATTAGTTTGTATTAAGATCGTCTAGTTGGAAACATAATTACTTCTCTAATTGATTCTTGTCCAGTTAATAACATTACTAATCTATCAATTCCAAGGCCCCATCCACCAGTTGGTGGTAGACCATATTCCAAAGCTTTAACAAAATCATAATCAGATGGTGGTATTTCTTCATCGCCAGCGGATTTTTGTTTAGCGACTTCTTCAAAAATAGTTTTTTGAATAAATGGATTATTTAATTCCGTATAGGCATTACAGAATTCTTTTTTATTAATAAATAGTTCAAAACGTTCTGTCTTACCAGGTTCAGATCTATGAGGTTTTGCCAATGGAGACATAATTTGTGGCTGATTAATTAAAAAAGTTGGTTGTATACATAATGGTTCCACAAATTCACCTACTAGACCATCTACTAATCTATTCAATGTATGTGGTAGACTGATTTTAACGTTTAATATATTAACTAAATCAGCATAATAAGATGTTGCATCTTGACTTGTAATATCTGGTAACATAAAATTTGGATTATTTAATTTAATCCTGATCTGTTCCTGTAGTGTATCCATAATATCTAAACGTTTATATGGACCATGAAGATTAATTTCGGTACCAAGCCAAGTAGTTAAATAAGAATTATTAACAGAAAATGCCATATTTTCTAATAAATGTTCAGTCATATTCATAAGTTCATAATAATCAGTACCAGTTTGATATAATTCGATAGAGGTAAATTCAGGATTATGAGTAGTATCAATTGATTCATTTCTAAATTGTTTACCGATTTCAAAAACTTTATCTAATCCTCCAATCACACATTGTTTTAGGAATAATTCAGGTGCAATACGCATATACATTTGTTGTTTCATAGCATTATGAAATGTAATAAATGGTTTAGCGGCGGCACCACCGACCATCCCGGATAGAACAGGTGTTTCAACCTCAATAAAATCTTTAGCAATAAAATAGTTACGAATATAATTAATAATTTTATGGCGTTTAATAAAGATATCCCGAATAGGTGGATTAATAATCAAGTCCAGATAACGATTTGAATAACGAATTTCTTTATCTTCAATACCAAAATGTGTACTTGGTAAAATGTGAAGGCATGGTGTTAACAAAATCATTTTAGATGGAACCAAGGATAATTCCCCTTTTTTAGTTTTGGCAATATATCCTTGAGCACCAATAATATCACCCCTACCAGTCATATTATGAATTTTATTAAAACCATCTACCGAACTATAAGATTTTAGATCAGACATAATTTGAAACTCGGATCCATTTGAAACAATTGTATAAAAATAAAGATTTTTTCCACTAGAACGTTTCAGCATAATTCTTCCCATAATAGATTCAATTTTATCATGTAAACGATCTCCAGAATTAATATATTGAAACTCATCAATAATAGATTTAATTGATTTGGTAGTTGGCCAATAATGTGGGTATTTTAATATATTAACATCATTAATAATACGTTGTGAATTATCAGCTGATTTATTTGTTGGCTCATTAGTTGGCTCATTAGTTGGCTCATTAGTTGGCTCATTAGTTGGCTCATTAGTTGGCTCATTAGTTGGCTCATTAGTTGGCTCATTAGTTGGCTCATTAGTTGGCTCGTCAGTTGGCTCATTAGTTGGTTCCTTGGTTAATTCATTAGTTGAATGATAAGATCTAGACATAATATTTGTTATTATTATAATATATAAAATAAATGGATCAGGATATAACAAATTCAATTTTTTGATCAATTCAATTAATAAAATAAATTTTAAAATCACATAATACAACAGATTTTATTTTTTTTCATGAGATTGGGTTTATAATTAGATATTTCCTTTAATTGTACTGCATTAATAGAACCATTAATCTTACTCCTAATTAATGTAACAACTTCACAATAATCATAATTAGTATAATTCATTAAACCGATTGCAGCAAATATAGGTGCTCTTCCTAATCCTGCTTTACAATGGATACCAATACATGGTTTTATATTATTATTTGTTTTTTCATTGGTTTCTTTATTGGTTTGAATAATTTTCTCAATATATGATAAATATATTAAGATATTTTCTTCATTAGGGAAATCACCATCTTTTATTTCTAAATTGATAATTTTACAATTTATATTTTCTTCTTGATATAATGATTCACATAGTCTAAAAATAGCAACAATATTATATTTATTGATATATTCATTTAAATCATAAATAGATGATTGATTTTTTTGATTAGGAGAGTTAAAAACAATAAAATCAATTTGATTTGTTTCAAAATGAGAAAATTTGATGGATTTCATATTATTAACATAAAATTAAAGTATATTTTAAATAATTCTAATTTAATCAAACTAAATAAGAAAAAATCAATTTTTTCTCATTTAGTTTGATTAAATTAAACTAAATTACTTAATCCAAACTTATACTTTACGAATAGCACAAATAAGATCATTAGAATCTCTATCTAATTCATACTTATCCATAGTGATAATTTTTTCAGATCCAGTCCTAAAAGTTTCCAAATCCATAGTAACTTTATTCGTACCATAATATGGATGTTCTAAAATCTTATTACTTTGATCAAAATTTGTTAGATTGTGTCCCATAGTTACACACTTAATATCATTAATCCATACATAATGACCATTTTTTAATACGATATTATACAAATACTCAATTGGTGTAGGAACTTCATTGGTAATATCACGAGGGAAAACCCATTTAGAAGTTGTTTTGTCAAAAATTGGATGCCAAGGAGTAATAACCAAATCTCCAATTTTACACATATTAGTAATTGAATTTTTATCAAGTACTCGTGTTCTACTAATATACTTAATTTTATTAATAGTAAAATCATCACAAAACAATAATTCAGAACCATTCAAATCTTCTAATTTTTTATAAGAACCATCTGCTAATTTAATTTGACAGAATGGTGCAAAACATGAACCAGAACTATTCACATAACTTGCCATAGAAGTTGGTGCAGATCTAGTTGCAGATTGAGTTACATATCCAGAATTTGTATATCCGGAATTACTAGATCTATAATAATCAGATTGATTTTGAGCTGAAGGGACGGGAGGTGGTATTTGACAGAAGACATCATTAGCGAGATCACGTAAATCTTCAAAAAGAGTACCACCATAAAGTTGGACACCTTTGTCTCTGAAATTATGACATTTACGAATTTTATGAGCAAGAGACAAGGAGAGAAGATAATGATATCCCCATTTTTTGTACCATTCTGGTGAACTGATAGCTTTATAAATTTGTGCTTCATTTTCATTAGTTGATTCAAAATCTTTATAAATTTCGGTAATCATTTTATAATCATCGGGATTAGGATGACTTATTTTAACTCTATCAATAGTTTCTTTAATATAGGTTTTTAATTTATTGAAAAAAGTTAGAAGATTATATGAAAGATCTCTATGTTTAGAATTTGTAGCAAGACATATTGATTTAAGTGTTTGATATGTATGCAATCTGATCAATTCATATAATTCATTTGGTCCAATTTCATTTGATTCATAGATACGAACATCTGATGGCCAATAATCTACTTGTTTAATAGAATGTTGTATATTTTCAGTAGCCAATGTATTTGCAATAAAATTAATAAAAGTAGTACCTACCATTGAAGCATCAGGGATAAAACTAAATCCTCCATTAGTAATTTCAGCGATATCGAATAATAGTTTAGAGTCGATATCACATGAAAACCCAAAAGTAGTAATAGGAATATCACGAATATCTGCATTAGAATCAGTATTTAAAAATCTATCTAAAGTAGAAAGAATACCTCTAGGTGGATCAATATTTGATTCACCATCTGTCAAAAGTAACATTTGAACATTATTACATCTTGTTATAGCTCTTTTAGCATGAGAATATGCCATTTGTAAACTTCCCCAAATATTGGTAGAATCTTCAGGTTTTAAATTAGCGATAACTTGTTTTGCCTGAGATTTACCGATAGAGTGCATTTTACATTCAAAAACGCATGTTGAATTTGTACTAAATTTAATAATAACAAGTTCATCATTCTCATTCAACATTTCAGCAATTGTATTCAGAGAATGTTTAGTTAGATCAAGGCGTGAAAAACCATCAGATTCAGTTCCAGAACCAGATTTATTTGAACATTCTGTTCTCATGGAACCAGATACATCAATTGCGCAAATATATGTAGTTGGTTTTCTAGTATCAAGAGTATGGGAATTAGGTTTAGTTATTTCATAGATATAAACTTTACCATCATAATTACTTTTGATATATTTAGTAATTTTATCGAAAATAATAGCTGTTTCTGGTTCATTAGTACTAATATCTGTACTAATATCTGTACTAATATCGATACTATCATCAGAACAATCATTCAAATGTGTTGGATTTAAATATTGATTAATTAGATCATTAATTAGACGATTAGGTGTAAGATCATTGATTGACATTGGTTGTCTGGTAATAGGAGATAAACCTTTTTGTAAAATCCATGGAATTATAGCAGATTTTTCGTATGTATAACCATCTTTAGCAAGAACTGGTTCAATCATAATACTATATGTAATTGGACAGAGGAAGTGTTCGGGAGTATTCGACATTCTAATTGGTATTTACTATTGTTTATGGTATAAGTGCTCACTGAATAAAAAAATTTCATTTTTTTATTAAATTGATAAGAAAAATTAAATTGATAAGAAAAATTAAATTAATCCAAATATTCAAGAAATATTCGCGAACTTTATTGAGATATTAATTAAAAATCAGTATCATTTATAATTTTTACAAATTGCTTAAAATCTTCAGCATTATCTTTCAAACTTTTTAAAACGCTTTTATAGGATGTTGGTATATTCTTACCAACATAAGCAAATAATCGCGAAATATAATCAATTATTAATGGATATTCAAAATCATTTTCGCTTAGGTTTTTTTGCAAATATGTTTCATATAATTTTATTACTTCTTTAAAAATTTTCTGATTTTCATAATCTGACCCATAACTAATACTAAAATAGTCAATAAAATAAAAAAATCGTAGATCTGATAAGAAATCATCAATAGTATCAAAAGAGTCAATTGTAGAAATAATTTCTTTGTATTTATGAAGATCGAGAGATTTAATTAAAATAAGTTTTCTATATTCTTCGTCATGATCATTAGCTAACATATATCGTTGTAAGAAGTTTTCGATAAAATTATATGGATTATTAGAATTATGTTTAAGATCATAATTTAATTTTGATATAAGTAGTTGAAAAACTCTAGTATTTTTTTCAGGATTTATAGATTTATCATATTTAAGATTATCCTTTTGAATTATTTCATTTATAGGATAAAATGTAACATTCATGATTAAACATTTCATTTTTTTTTTATGATTTTTGATATCAAATCCCAAATTAAACACTGTTTTAAATTTTAGCAATAGATTAATATCAGTATCATCAATATCTGCCATAATAAATGAAAAATTACTATATGTTAAATTATTAATAAGTCTAGATTTAATTAAACATTTTAAATCAAAATCATCTTCATAATCTTCAGCATTGATTAGAAACTCACTCCATGGTGCTTTGACTACATCTTCAAAATCACTATAATCATAATGAATATATTTACGAAATATTTTTTCATAAGTTGTTTCAAATAAATTTGCGTTAAATTTTGTTTTATCAATAGAATATGATCTTATTTCAGTATCAGAATTATTAGTAATATCAGTAATATCAAGAGTACTAATATCAGTTTTAGTTTTAGTTTTAGTTTTAGTTTTAGTTACAGATTTAGTTTTAGTTGCAGTACCAGTATCAGCAGTAGAAACAGGAGCAGTAGGATTACTAGTAGTGGGTACTGAATTATTACCAATACCATTGCCATTGACAATAAGAGATGGTGAAACGCTGTTAAGTGTATTATCATAATCAATTATATTATATGAAATTGTTTCTGCACCAAGAGCTTCACACACTTGAAAATAAGTTCTTCTTCTAAAATCAAAAATAATTTCATTATATTTATGTAATTGGATATAATATATTATATTATTAAGTACATATTTTTTATAAATAACATTTTCTTGAATATCGTTACCGGCGAAAGTAATTTTAATATTTTTATTTTTATTTAGCATTTTTTCCTTCTTCCATTCTTCTTCATCAACAATTGTATTTAATGAAGTGAGATCTTTTATTTCTTCTTTAATAATAATACTAATGTCATACTTTGCTTTTAATTTTTCAATTCTAGATAGTGAATTATACTTATAACAACATCCATCAGGATATAATTTATTATAATCATATCGTTTTAAAACGATAATGTACTTAAGTACATTAGGATTAAGATCATACAGATTTTCTTTACTAGTCATATTTTATATATATTAATATTATACTAAAAATAATTCTCTGTCATACAAATGCAACCATCTAAACAACAAACAAATATAATAGTTCATAGTATTAATTTAGTTCAAGTAAAGCTATATTTGATCAAAAGTTTATTAAATAATATAAATAATTAAATAATATTTAGATTGATAAAGTACTTATTATATTTATAAAAATAATTCAATCAATAATTCAATAAATAATAAAATAAATAATAAAATAAAAATTATTTGATCTTCTAATAAATTAAAAATAATACTATAATTTTCTAAAAATAATAGTATTAGTTTAATTTATTAGAAGATGAAATATTTAGATACAAAATCTATACCAGAAAAATATGATATTTATTTAAAAATAGATCTATTAAATGATAAATTTAATGGTTATAACTTAATTAAATTAAAAATAATAAAATCAACCAATATAATAGAATTTCATTCATTAGAATTAAATATAGAACATATTGAATTTGAGGATAAAATAAAATATTATCAAGACAGTTTAAAATATGATGATCAAAATGATATTTATAAATTAGAATTAAATAAAGTATTAGAACCAGGATATTATCTATTAAAGATAGTTTTTAATGGTGTATTTAATACAGGATCAGGATTAGTAAAATACGTAAATAAGACAAAGAATAATCGAACTGTAATTTTCACTAGATTTGAACCAAATTATGCAAGAAAATGTTTTCCATGTTGGGATGAGCCACATCTTAAAGTAATATATAATATGTCAATAGAAATTAATGATCCATCATATAAGGTATATTTTAATACGGATCCAGTAACAATAAATCAAATAAATGATAGAGGATCGGTATTATATAAATTTGAGGAAACAATAAGAATGTCGACATATGTATCATCATTTATGATAGGTAAATTTAATTATGTTGAAGCATATACACAACGAAATGTAAGACTTAGAGTATATATTCCATCGGATGTGCAAAAATCAGAACATCTAGGATTATATGCATTAGATGTAGGTATAAAAGTAATGGATTTTATTACAGAATATTTTCAGATACCATATCCATTTAATAAGATGGATTTTATTCCAATTGATAATGTTGATGCCAAAGGTATGGAGAATTTTGGTTTAATATTTTATGATGCACCATGGTTATTATATGATAAGAAAGTATCTACATTAGATCATAAAATGGGAATAGCAAATGTGATAGCACATGAGATAGCACATCAATGGTTTGGTAATTTAATAACGATGTTTAGATGGGATGAATTATGGTTAAAGGAATCATTTGCGAAATTTTTTGAGTATTATATAGTAGAGAAAATATATCCGGAATGGAATATAAAATCATTTTTCATATCTAATTTATTTAGAACATTAGAGAATGATTCGATTAGTTTAAAATCAGTAAAAGTAAAAGTAAAACATAATAAACATTTAATACAAATATATGATGATATTACATATTTTAAAGGCGCAAGTTTGTTATTTATGTTAATTGATTATTTGGGTGAGGATTATTTCAAACAAAGAATGAGAGAATATTTAGATAAATACAAATATGTAACAATTACATCATTATCATTTATAGAGTCATTATGTGAGAAATTAATAGAATCAGAACAGATAAAAATAACAAATATGATAAAAAAATTTATTTCTAACAAAGGGATACCAGTAATAAGATTTGGACAAAATTTTATGGAAATTTTGTCATTCAATACAAGAAATATAATAAATGATCATATTAATAATATATCATCCGAATACAAATTAAATAGTTGGATAATTCCAATAAAAATAAAAGATAATAAATATTTAATATCAAATGAAACTTTAATAGAATCATATTCATTAATAAAAGATATCCCAATAAATAATAATAAAAATGTTTGTTATTACAGAATAGCTTATAATGATGAACAATTTAAAATATTATTAGAAAATATTAATAATATGTCATCACAACAAGATATAACATCACATCAACATATGTCAATATTAAATGATTTATATATATTAGGAATATATTCTCTATCAAAATTTTCAAATTGGATAATATATATAAATAAATTAATTAATCATATGTGTACATATGATCAGACTGAAAAATATGATTATTATTTATTTAATTTGATATATAATTCGATAAATAAAATAGCTTCTTTATTCAAGACAAATGAGGAAAAAACAAAATTTTTCAAATCAATGCAAATATACGAAACATATCTATTAAAACCATTAAATAAACTAGTAAAACACATGATAAAATTATTTAAAATATCAGAATTAAGAACATATATTGAGAATGATCTTTCAAATGATAGATTTCATTATAATAAATTAGTATTTTATTTATTAGATATAAATAAATTAAAATTAAAAAAGTTAATGAATTATTTTATTGATAATAATATGTTTAATTTATATGGTGATTTAAATCAGATTTTGTTTAAATATATAATGATAAATGACGATGTATCATATTTAAACAAATTAAATGAGATTGGTAAACAAAATAAGGATTTATATCCAATAATCATTACTTCATTTAAATATGCAAAAAATCATAAAGTAATAGATAATATATTTAATAAATTCAAACAAAATAATAAATTAGATTTTTCTAATTCTCAAATAAATCAATTTTTAGGTGCTAATAAATATTTTACAAAAATATATACTGATTTTTTTATAAATAATTATGATGATTATATTAAAATATTTCCTTTGGATTCAAAATCATTTATGCATATTTTAAATCAGATGATATTATCACAAACAAATCCAGATAAAATAGAACAATTATTAAACAAACTAAATATGATAGACAATACTAAATTTATTTTAAAAATGAAACATGCAAAATACATATTATTTAATAAATTGTTTTTAAAAATTAATATAATAAAAAAACTAAATTATTTATAAACATGGGTTTTTTATTTTCCTTATATAATTATATCATAAAAAATGGAACTATATACAATTTTTAGTTTATCGAATATTAGGTTATAAAATTATTAAATGGGTGAAAATTTGAACATGGATTTTTTATTTTTCCTTATATAATTATATCATGAGCATAAAAAAAGAAGATGAAAAAAAAGAAGATGTAAAAAAAGAAGATGAAATAACTGAAGCAGAAGCAGAGGCAGAGACAGAGGCTGAAACTGAAGCAGAGACAGAAGCAGAAACTGAAGCGGAGATAGAGGCTGAAACAAATGCGAAAACAGAAACAAATGCGAAAACAGAAACAGAAGAAAATGCAAAAAATAACTATTTAGAATGCAAAAATGATCTAATAAAAGAAATTAATACGATTATTGATCAAAATTATACATTATGTAAATATTATTTGAATTTGATATATAATTTGCAAACTAGAAGTAATACTAATTCATATATAAATAAGATAATAGATGTATCAAATATTATTCATGTAAATATATTTATTAATAATTTAAAAAATATTATAAAAATAATGTCATTAAACAAAGAGATGTTATTTGATATAAATAATTTATTATTAAATATTAAAAAAAATGTAGATTTTTATATTAAAAGACTAGAATTAAATCTAAATGATTATAACATAAATTTGATATCAAATAATTTATTTTGGCAACGTTCATATAATATAGCTTATCCAGATATTTATCAAGATAAAATGTTTTATTGTTTGAATTCATATTTAAAATTAAATTTTAAATGCGTATATGATAATATATGTATTAAATTATCAAATGATAAAATATATGTTTTAGGACCAATAAATATTATTAGTTTTTTTCCAATGGTGAATAATAATATTAGTGAATTTATTAATGATTATAAAAATTATGATCAAAATCATATATTTAATATAATTAATTATTCATATTTATTGGATACGATTATAATAAATTATAATGATTCAGTTCTATATAATAATATGTTTTATGATAAATTAACATATACATCACCTATAAAAACAAAAAAAATAGATAAATTAATAATAATGTCAAAAACATTAGATAAGTCAAACTATCAGAATTTTATAAATAACTATAAAGATTTATTAATAGAATGTAGACTTGATGTATTAAATCTAATTATAGAAAAAAAAGACGAGTTTAATACATTAGATAAACCATTAATAAAACCAATAATTAATAATTTAGTTCATCACAATATATTTGGAAATAAATTTAAAATTATTAATAAGAATATATACAAAATAATATGGAATAAAAAAATTGATTTATCGTTGATAAAAAATAAATCATATGATGCTATCAAATATTTTATTAATAAAAAATGTAAACAAAAAATAGATCCAAATGATTTATTTTTTGTACCAATACAACTAATACAATATTATAATAATGTATTTTATCATAATGCAATAAGCTTTTGGGATTTTATTTTTGAATTAGCAATAATGAATATTGCTTTATTGTCTGTTAATCCTGAGAGTATAGATGTTGATTTACAACTATCAATTAGACTATTTTTATTATCATCTTCAAATATAAAACAGCTAGAATTATTAATAAATATGATTAATAATAGTTTAATATTTGAATCAGATATAGTAAAAAAACATAATATCCCAAAAAAAATTTCAAATTATATTAATGACGAAGCAGATAATCTTATTATGTATAATAATAATACAAGTAATATAGAATATATAGTATTTTATTTAAATATTTTAATTGAATATTCAAAAAATGTTGATAAAGATATATAAAAAATTCTTTTTTCGAGCTATTTAAATCTATATGGTACAAAAAATTGATAATATAATAAATTATATTAATGGGTGGATAAAAATATCCATTAATACAAATTATAATTTTAGATGACAGATTTTTTTTCAAACAGAATTGACAATATATTTTTATATAATGAAATAATCCCTGAATTTTATCGAAATTTAACAGATTTTGATGAAAATAAATTTATTGATGAAGATTTTAATAAACAGATATACAAAATTATTTGTAGTCTAAAAGCAAAATATCTTAATAATATTATCTCTAATTATTCACCTAATATGGCATTCAATAATGATGATAATTTTATGACTTTTACAATGACATTTGATAAACAATTTGATTATCTTACATCATATAATTATGATGAAAATGAGATAATACCATTTTTTATAACAATTAATAAAAGCAATTTAATATGTCAATTTGTAGAACCATTAACAATGATACAAAAATTATCAAAATCTGATTTAAGATATTTATCATATGAGGTAGATTTTTCTGATTTTATGTTAAAAAGAAGTAGATCAGCACATTCTGTATTATTAGTTTTTGATCAATCAACTAGAGAGATGTATATATTGGATTCAAATGGAACATTAGATTATTTTGATTCATATTTGGGTTGTTTGGATGAAACTTCAAATCAAACTCATCAAATAAATACATCAAATCAAACTCATCAAATAAATACATCAAATCAAACTCATCCAAAGATAAAAAATGCATTATTAGAATCTTTTAGAAAATATGCAGATATGATAGGATATAAATTTAAAACAAATGATGAATTAGATTTAGATTTATCAATTAATTACAGAATTAAGTCGACTAGTCAAAAAGATTTTTTTCAGGGATATTGCAGAGCATGGAGTTTATATTTTCAAGCAATATTATCAAATGCGCCATATAATTTTGATGCAATAAGATATTTACAACAGTTTTCACAATATGATTTAAAATTATTAAACGAAATTATTGAAATGTTTCAAGTATATATTTATAATAAATATCTCAAAGATACTATTGCAATAGAAGATTTACCAAATTTAAATAATTTGGACGAACAATTAATACCATCAGAAACTGAACCAACAGAAACCGAACCAACAGAAACTGAACAAACCGAAACAACAGAAACCGAACAATCTGTATTTACAAATCAAAAAGTTCAATTAGAGCAAAATGAAATAATTGAAGAATTATCAGAAGAGGAGATATTAGAACAAATAATTTTAATGTCATTTTAAGATAGTTTATATCATTATTTTATATACATCATCATCATCATCATCATCATCAACATCAACATCAACATCATCAATATCATAATTTTCCTCTTTATTTTCATCTTCATCTTCTGAAAATTCTTCATGTTTATTATCTTTATTATTGACCAATTCTGTTAATAATTTTTCTTTATAAGACTTAAATGCATTTATATCATTTAAAAAATACAAATCATCTTTTTTATTATAAAATGTATCACGAGTTTTTGTAATTGCTTCGTTATATTTTTTTAAATCAGCAGAAATATCATATGATGGATTATCGATCCATTTATATTCAATTGTAATTGGAATAACTTCATCAAAATTAAATAATGTGTCTTCAAAACAATCTTCAGATATATTTTTATCATTAAGTTTAACATTGTTATAATTAGAAGATATTAATCTAGATGATAATTTGGATGATACTTTTGAAGCTATTTTTGAAACAATTTTTGATAATTTACCAGATTTTTTATCTAATTCTTTTTCGGATTTATTATATTCACTTAATGAATATGAATCAATGTGAACTTTACCAGATGGATTTTTTAAGTCCCATGATATTTCAAAACCATTTTTGTATGTTTTACCATCAATTTCAAATTTAATATAAAAAATAGGTATAGTTGGATCTATTCTTAAAAAATTTACAGAAACTATATTTTGTATAGATCTTTCAAATTTAATATCTTTATTGTATTTATTATGATCTAAACAATATTTAACTTTAAATTTAAAATTGGTTTTATTAATATATTTATTATCAAAAACGAAATTTAATTCTAAATCATATGGTTTTGGATAATGTCTTAAACCAAGTAGCCATAATGGTTTTAATCTATATGCCAATGGATTCTTTCCATATATCCAAGATGGAGCTAATTTATATTTATCTGTTTGATATTTATCTATTTGATATTTATTCTTGTGACAATTTTCTTTTTGATTTTCAATATTAGAGTTGATACAAGGTTTACCATTTGGTGGCATAAAAATAGCTTTATTAAAAAACCAAGATTCATTTAGTGTTTGAAGATTTAATGCAACAATTTGAACTCCAATTGCAAAATATATCATATTATTAATATAATTACCAGATAAAACATTTTTATAAGACGGATAAACACGCATAATATTATTTAAAGTATTTGATATAACATTAATATTAGGATTAATAAATTTTTTACCATCTTTTATCTGTACACTTATTGATTTATTTTCAACATCATTTAATATACTTTTTGTGAAATTAAATTTTGTTTTTGGAAGATGAACCCATTTTCTGGGCTCAGTTTTATTTCTAATAAATTCTGGTATATTAGAATTATTTGGCGGACATAATTCAGTACCAATATTTTGTGAATGATTTTCATCATTACATTTTTTATAATCATTTTGACCCCAACGTATAAGTATTTTATTATTATAATCAGATAGTGGTTTAGTTGTTAAATCCAAATCATCCGTGATATCAAGAAAATAATTTTTTTTATCTTTTAAATTATATGTTTTGATAATATTCCAGAAAATATCATGTTCTGATTTTTTTTTTAAATTTTTATTATCAAATGTTAATATAATTGGTCCACCCGATGATACTATATTATTATTTATTTTTATATTAGTAATTTTAATTACCAAATCTAAAATAGAAGTTAAAGTAATACCACCTGAATTAGATGGTAAATGTTGAATTATAATATCATTATCTTTAACTGAATAAGTATCAATTTCAACACATCCACCGTAATAAAACATTAATTGTAATCTATAATAACATAAAGTAGATCTTCCGCGTAGTTGATCATGT